GAAAAAGGGCGCTCCGAAGTCGATGGTCAAGCATGAAATGGCCGAGATGGGCGCTATGAAGAAAGGTGGCAGCGTCAAGAAGATGGCTTCTGGCGGGCTGGCTGCTGGGCACAAATCGGCTGACGGGATTGCCAAGAAAGGCAAGACCAAGACGACGCAGGTCAAGATGAAATACGGCGGGGCGTGCTGAGATGGCTACGGCACCTAAAAAACCAGTTCCGGCCCCTACCGATCTTGGCAAGCCGACGGCGGAAGCCGAAGCACGCATGCGTGCTCAGGTTGAGGAAGCCAAGACTCAATCACAGATGGATGCAGCCTATGATGCCGCTGCATCCCGCTCTATGGGTACTTACAAAGAGCCTGTGAAGAAAGCTAAGGGTGGTTCGGTCGGTTCCGCTTCTGCTCGCGCGGATGGCTGTGCTCAACGTGGCAAGACGCGGGGCAGAATGGTGTAGAGGGGAGTAGCATGGCACGAAACTTAAAAAATCTTGCGGTGTTGGCGGCGCTTTTGGGGTCCGGTGCAATGGCGTCTCGTGAAAAAACGGATCTCGGCGTTGATTCTGTTACGGATGAAGATCGTGAGGCGTTTAAAGCGGCGTACCCTAAAATGAAAAAAGGTGGCGTTGTTTCGGCTTCCCGCCGTGCAGACGGCGTTGCTAAGCGCGGTAAAACCCGGGGTAAGTTCGTATGATGGCAAGTCGCGGCATGGGGGCTATTAACCCCAGTAAGATGCCCGGCGCTAAGCGCAAGCAGCGCCGCGACGATACTGACTTTACGCAGTACGCCGAAGGTGGATCGGTCAAGTCCAAGGTCAACGAGGCGGGCAATTACACGAAGCCCGGCATGCGTAAAGCCCTGTTCAACAGCATCAAGTCTCAGGCAGTACAGGGCACAGGAGCAGGGCAGTGGAGCGCCCGCAAGGCGCAGCTTCTGGCTAAGAAGTATAAGGAACGGGGCGGGGGCTACCGAGATTGAAAGCTCCGCAGAAATCGCTCTCTGACTGGACCGCCCAGAAATGGCGCACTAAGTCTGGTAAGCCGTCATCTAAGACGGGTGAGCGCTATTTGCCGGAGGCAGCGATCAAGTCTCTTAGCCCTGCCGAATACGCGGCAACGACCAAGGCTAAACGCGCCGGTAAAGCCAAAGGCAAGCAGTTCGTAGCGCAGCCCAAAACGATTGCTAAAAAGACAGCGAGTTTTAGATGACCACTTCCGGCGCTACTAGTTTTACGCTAGACCTCAATGATCTGATTGAGGAGGCATACGAGCGTGCCGGTATCGAGGTACGGACGGGATACGAGTTTCGGACTGCCCGTCGCTCGTTGAACCTACTGACAATTGAATGGGCCAATCGCGGTATAAACCTGTGGACGATTGAGCAAGGTCAGATCGTCATGAACACGGGGCAGATCACATACCCGATCCCCACCAATACGATTGACCTGCTGGATCATGTGATCCGTACTGGCTCGAACACCTCGCAGATTGACATCAACATCACTCGCGTCTCTGAGTCTACGTACTCCACCTACCCCAACAAGAACGCGACGGGCAGGCCGATTCAGGTCTGGGTCAACCGGCAGACCGGGCAGTCATACACAACGACAAGCTATCTTGCCGCGACAATCGGCCCGACAGACACCACGATCACGCTTAGCAGCACGAGCAATCTCCCGGCAACCGGCTTCATTACCATTGAGAACGAGACGATTCTCTATCAGAACGTGTCGGGCAATCAGCTCCTGAACTGCTTCCGTGGACAGAATGGCACTACGGCTGTGGGGCATACAGCATCGCCTACGCAATTCGTCACGGTGAACTATTTGCCCAGTATCAACGTCTGGCCGTCGCCCAATGCGCCGGGCAACCAATACACGTTTGTCTACTGGCGACTGCGCCGGATGCAGAACGCTGGCGATGGCACTACAGACCAAGACATCCCGTTTCGTTTGATTACTTGTCTGGTGGCGGGGCTGTCCTACTATTTGTCCGTTAAGCGTCCTGACATAGCTCCTGATCGTATCGCTATGTTGAAGGCGGACTACGAACAGCAGTGGGAGCTTGCCTCTACAGAGGACCGCGAAAAGGCTGCTGAACGGTACGTGCCTCGAATGTTGTTTTACTGAGGTGACGTATGCCGTCTAAGTTTGCCTCAGGTAAGTATGCAATTGCGGAATGTGACCGCTGCGGTCAGCGGTACAAGCTGAAGGAGCTTAAGAAGCTCATTATTAAGACCCAGATCGTCAACCTAAAGGTCTGCCCCTCTTGCTGGGATCCAGATCAGCCGCAGTTGTCTCTTGGTCTTTACCCAGTTAATGATCCGCAAGCTGTGCGTGATCCAAGGCCGGATGTGAGCTATCAAGTTTCTGGTACAAACGGGCTGCAAACTAACATCAATGGCGGTCCCGGTATAGACGGAGCAGGTACATCCGAAGGCGGTAGCAGGATTATTCAGTGGGGCTGGAACCCTGTAGGTGGAGCGCAAGCCTATGATACGGGACTTACGCCAAATAACTTGGTGTTAGGTGTGCAGCTTGGTACAGTAACGGTCGTAACGACCTAAGGAGTCCGTGATGGACAAGAAACAAGTCAAAGCCATTGCCGGTACGGAAGTGAAGGCGCATGAGAAGCGTATGCACGGCAAGGGCATGGCTAAAGGCGGGGTTACTTCGTTGGCGATGAAGAAGTACGGACGGAACCTCGCACGTGCGATGAACCAGAAAAAATCTTCGTTCCCGACCAAAAAGGGGGCGTAAATGGCTAAGTTCTCGCAAAAAGTGATGGGTAAAGAGGTCGGCAACGCCGATGTCTATGCGCCTCCCCACACCATGACCGGGACTTCCGGCGTGGACCTTAGCAACTCGGGCTACGGTGCTAAGCAGGGTAGTACTGCGCCCCAAGTCAACATGAGTGTTGGCAACATCAACCGCGATGGCTATCCCGGTGTCAAGACTTCTGGCATCGTGGTGCGTGGTACCCGCAATCAGACCAAAGGCAAGATGGCTCGCGGCCCGATGGCGTAATCATGAACTACACTCAGCTTGTTACTGCGATTCAAAGCTATACGGAGAACCAATTTCCGCTGGTTGTGCTGGCGGATGGGTCTACTGTTAGTCCGACCACGCAGATCAACCGCTTAATCCAACAAGCTGAGCAGCGCATCTACAACTCGGTGCAGTTCCCGTCTTTGCGTAGGAACATGACTGGGGTAACAACGCCTAATAACAAGTACCTCTCTTGCCCAGATGACTTTTTGGCGACCTATTCGCTCGCTGTAGTTGACGCTGCGGGCGAGTATCACTACCTGCTGAACAAAGACGTTAACTTCATTCGTGAGTCGTATCCCAGTCCTAATACCGTGGGGTTGCCTAAGTACTACGCCCTGTTTGGCCCGACCGTCAATGGTGCCTTCATCACGAATGAACTGTCGTTTATTCTGGGGCCGACTCCGAATGCGGCCTATACAGTAGAGCTGCATTTCTACTATTACCCAGAGTCGATCACGACCGCGAACACGAGCTGGCTTGGCGACAATTTTGATTCCGTGCTGCTCTACGGGTCTCTGGTCGAGGCGTACACCTTCATGAAAGGTGAGCCGGATCTTATCGCGCTGTACGACGGGAAATACAAGGAGGCACTTGCGCTGGCTAAACGTCTTGGTGACGGCATGGAGCGTCAAGATGCGTACCGATCCGGCCAATACCGACAGGCGGTGACTTAATGGCTTTCACCGGCAACTACACGTGTAACGTATTCAAGTCAGGGCTGTTGACCGGGGTCTACAACTTTAGCGCTGACACGTTTAAGATGGCGTTGTACAACAACAGCGCTTCGTTGAATGCGGATACCGCCGCGTATTCGACCACTTTGTTGGGAGAAGTTACGCCTACCGGGTCGTATGTGGCGGGCGGGCAGGTTCTGACGGGCGTTGCGCTGGGGTTCAACAACGGGACCGCGTATTTGTCGTTCAACAATCCTAGCTGGACTGGAGCATTTACTGCTCGTGGTGCGCTAATCTATAATGTGACGGCTTCAAACGCTGCTGTTTGCGTTCTTGATTTTGGGAACGATAAGACCTCTGCTAGCACATTCACGGTTCAGTTTCCGTTTGCATCTAGCACCTCTGCCATCATAAGGATTGCCTAATGCTGATCACCACGACCAAAGGCGAAATGGACGAGAGTCTGCTTGTTAAGCGGACGGGGTCCGTTGATAATGACCACGAGTACACGGTGTGGGTTGAATACTGGCATGAGGACGAGCTTGTGCATCGTTCCGTGCATGTGACTTTGAAGAAAAATGTTATGGCCGACGGTCTGGCCGCGATGATCTCTTAAGGAAATATCATGCCTAATACACAAGCGATGACTACGTCTTTCAAGACGGAGTTGCTTAACGCCTACCACAACTTCAGTGCGACGAACCCTGCTCGTACCATCAACACGGCGGACTCGTTCAAAGCTGCGCTGTATTTGGCTTCGGCTACGGTCAATGCGGCCACTACTGTGTACAGCGCGACTGGCGAAGTGAGCGGCACGAACTACACGCCCGGCGGCATTACGATCACTTCTTGGAACGCGCCGACTAACAGCGGTACCACGGCTTATACGACGCCTACTGCCTCTTTCACGTATACCAACGTGACGTTGAGCACGGCGTTCGATGCGGTGTTGATCTATAATAACTCGCAAGGCAACCGAGCTGTAAGCGTCCACACTTTCGGTTCACAGACCGTGACTGCTGGAACCTTTACGCTCACTATGCCGACGAATAGTTCTACACTCGCATTGCTTCGCCTTGCGTAACGGGGGCGCGGCGGGGAACCGCCGCGTAATGTATGTTCGGAACGACCTCGTTTTCCGCAACAACATTTAGCGGCCTACCCCTTGCCACTGAAGTAAGTCTTACTCGCGTTTCTGCTACTGGAAGCGTCGGTACTGTTGGAAAAAGCAGCAGTGCGCCTACTTTTGGAATCTCCGCCTTCGGAGCTGCAGGTTTCCTTGGCGTTAGTAGGTCCGTAGCTTTATCGCGTGTTACCTCTTTCGACGCTGTCGGAACGGTTGTTGGTAGCGGTGCCCCAGCGCTTACCGGTGTTGAAGCTACTGGTGATGTTGGTTTGGCAGCCGATGATTTCTTCATCGCGCTCACTACGGTTGCTGCTACAGGTGAAGCCGGTCTTGTTACTGTCGATTCTAGCCCAGACACGCTGTCTGGCGTTGTCACCAACACAGATGTTGGTTCTCTAAGCGCCGAATTTACTTTTGCACTTACCGGGGTAGTAGCCACCGGGGAAGTTAGTTCTGTAGCGCCTAAGCTCCCTTATGAAGCGGATGCCTTCGCTGCCTTTTCATTTGCTGAAGGTCCATTCGGTGGGGCGTACTACCTGCTCCCCGTCACTGTAGAGACTACGGGGGTTTCCACCACCGGGCAGGTAGGCGATGTCTCTGCACAAACCGCTGTCGAGATAACTTCTGTTGCTGCTACAGGTGACGTAGGTTCTGTTGGCGTTGATACGACTGTTGCCGTATCCGGCGTTTTTGCTACTGGCGAGGTTGGGACTGTCGTTGTCAACGCCGGTGGTGACGTACTGACCGGGGTATTTACCAGCGGGGTAGCGGGCGATGTAGCGCCTGTAATAACAACGGCGCTATCCGGTGTCTTTGGCACTGGGGATGTAGGAAACGTCACCAGCACGCTTGATGTAGTTCTCAGCGGTGTCTTTGCTACGGGAGACGTAGGTTCTGTTGCTGTTGGTACCGTTACGGTAGATCTGACGGGGGCGGTCGCTACTGGGCAGGTAGGCACCGTATTGCCGGGACTGCCCTACGAAGTTGATGCCTTTGCCGCCTTTTCGTTTGCGGAAGGTCCGTTTGGCGGTGCTTACTATGTGCTGCCTATCACTGTAGATATCACTGGGGTAAGCGCCACCGGCGACGTAGGCTCTGTTGGCGTCAGCCTTACGATTGATCTTGCGGGAGTTTCGGCTACTGGCGAAGTAGGCGACGTAGTTATTGGAGCGGCGCTTACCGGTGTTGAAGCCACTGAAGCGGTAGGGTCCGTTAGCCCGGAACTGCTGATTGGGCTTTCGTCTGTTACAGCGACGGGCGATGTTGGGTCAGTGAGCGTTAGCTCGACCCTCGCAGCTCTGAGCGGCGTAGAAGCTATCGGCCAAGTCGGTATTGTTCAGTTCACGACCCCCTACGAAGTTGACGCGTTCGCTGACTTCACGTTTGCGCAGGGTCCGTTTGGTGGTTCGTACTATGTGTTGCCAGTATCAGCAGAGCTGACCGGCGTTCAGACTACGGGAGACGCTGGCTCCCTCGCCGTCAGCCTTACGATTGATCTCGTAGGTGTGTCGGCTACTGGCGAGGTAGGGGATGTTGCCTACGAGCAGACGCTCACGGGGGTTGTGGCAACTGGAGATGTCGGGACTCTAGGCGTAGACCTGACCATCGATCTCTCGGGGGTTGAGGCTACCGGGGAAGTCGGCACAGTATGGGTGGTATCGCCTTATGAGGTTGATGCGTTTGCCGCCTTCTCGTTTGCCGAGGGTCCGTTTGGGGGCGCTTACTACGCATTGCCAATTACGCTTGAACTGAGCGGGGTTGACGCAACTGGTGACGTGGGTGCGGTGGCTGTAGAGGTTTCGCCTGAACTTACTGGGGTCTGGGCGGACTGCGATGTCGGCACAGTGCTTGTGCCAAGTTCATACGACCTAGACGCTTTCGCCACGTTTGCGTTTGCCGAAGGTCCGTTCGGCGGATCGTACTATCAGCTCCCCACAATTATCGAGCTGGTCGGTGTTGGCGCTACTGGGAATGTCGGGTCTGTCAGCGTAGAAATCTCAATTGATTTGTTTGGCGTTGAGGCGCTGGGTGAAGCGGGTTTTGTCGCTACAACCTCTACGACATTTGAGGTCGACACGTTTGCCGGATTTTCGTTCGCTGAAGGCCCGTTTGGCGGGTCGTTGTACACGCTTCCGACCATTATTGAGTTGGTTGGTGTACAGAGTACGGGCGAGGTTGGAAACGTAACCGCCAGTTCTTCGTCTATCGGGCTTTCCGGCGTTAGTTCTGCGGGGCAGGTGGGCGATTTACAACCGACATACGCTAGTGACATAATTGGAAACGCCGCTGTTGGAGCAGTAGGTTCTGTCGGCGTCCGGTACTGGAGCACAATTGTTGATGCACAAACTCCGGGCTGGGTGGACGTCAACAACGGCGCGATTTCTACTCCTGTCGATACTTTCTCAGGTGCGGCGCTTGCGGAAGACTCTTTTGCTGACTCGCTACCTACTCCTCAGCAGCCCGGGTGGGCTAACATCACTAGCGCTCAGGGATCAATCTGGACTAGTATTAACACCGGTGCGATTGCAACGCCCGTAAACACCTTCTCAGGATCCACCTTTACCGAAGACTCGTTTGCTGAGTCTCTACCAACACCACAGACTCCCAACTGGACCAACGTCGATACCACTGAAGATGCAGAGTGGGAAGAAATCGATACCGTTACCTAGAGGAACAACATGGCTTTCGTAATCAAAGACCGAGTTCGTGAAACCACCGCCACTACCGGTACTGGTACCGTCACCCTTGCTGGAGCAGTGAGCGGGTATCAGGCTTTCTCAGCTATCGGCAACGGCAACACCACGTACTACTGTATCGCTGGGCAGGGCACCAACGAATGGGAAGTCGGTATCGGTACGTATACCTCTGCCGGTACTACGCTCTCCCGTACCACGGTGCTTTCGTCTAGCAACAGCGGCAGCTTGGTTCCGTTCTCTGCCGGTACCAAAGACGTTTTTGTTACGCAGCCTGCATCCCGCGCCGTTTTCCAAGACGATCTTCTAGACGCGTCAACAGGCAATAACTTTAATGCCGTTTCTTATAACGGCGGGCAACTAGCAGGGTTCCGAAATAAGCTTATTAATGGGGCGATGGAAGTCGCGCAGCGCGGTACATCATTTTTTCAAAATACGGGCATTCAGGCTAGTTACACATTAGATCGTTTTGCAAGATCGGCGGTTAGCGGTGGGCAATTAACCGTAACACAAGAACTTGATGGTCCTGCTAGTGATTTAACACTGCCATACAGCTATCGGGGTACTGTTACTCTTGCGGACGCGGTTATATCGGCAGGTGATTTTTGGGTAGTATTTCAGCCAATAGAAGGTTATACAGCACGTGATTTAGTGGGTAAAACATTTACTGTTTCATTCTGGGTTAGATCGTCCAAGACTGGTGTGCATTGTCTTACGCTTAATAATAATACTTTCTTCAGTGGCCCTGATCGATCTTATATTGCAGAATATACTATTAATGCCGCTAATACTTGGGAATATAAGCAAATCACTATTACTGGCGGTTTGATTACGGCGGGTACTTGGAATTGGACCAACGGTCTAGGTCTTCTTTTAGGCTGGACGCTTTATTGCGGCACAACTCGTCAAACTACCGCAGGAAGTTGGCAAACGGGGTCGTTTGCGGCTACTTCTTCGCAAGTTAACGTGTTGGATACCATCGGCAACATCTTTGCGATTACAGGCGTGCAGGTAGAAGTTGGGAATGTTGCCACACCTTTTGAGCATAGGCCGTTTGGTACTGAGTTGGCACTATGCCAACGCTACTATGAAAAATCATTCTCTTATGCAACCGCACCAGCTCAAAATACTGGCACGTCACTAGGCGCGGCATATGCTACGGGGCAAGTAACTAACCAAGCATTTTCGTCGCAGGTAGTTTTTGCTGTGGCTAAACGTACCGCGCCTACGATTACTACTTATGCTCCCGATGCAGCTACAGCTAACTGGTCTACTAATACAACTACTCCGACTTCAGCTACTACTAATATCGGCGAAAGCGGATTTGCCGTAACTGGTAGCACTGCGGTTACAGCAGGTAACGGGTATTCTATCCATTGGCAAGCTGTCGCTGAAATACTTAATTAAGGACCAGCGATGACCAGCACTCCATCTACTATCCTGCGTCTGGAACTCATGGGGTCCGGGGATCAGCCCGGCACATGGGGAAACACGACCAACTCCAACATCGGTTCGCTGTTAGAAGGCGCGATTGCTGGCGTCGCTAATGTTTCGATCTCTTCGGCTGCGCAGGCTTTTATTGCGCTCGACTATGCGCCCGACGAAGCGCGGATGGCGATTATCAAGCTGTCTACGACTGGGGCCGTGACCGCAGCATTTGCGGTCTATGCCCCGCCAGTATCTAAAATTTACGTTGTCCAAAACAACTCCGCCTATGCCGCGACGGTATACAACTCCACCGTGTTGGGTAACACGGTCGCTGCTGGTGCGGGGATTGTTGTAGGTGCTGGAGAAAGCGCGGTCGTATTTAGTGATGGTGCCAGCTTCTACGGGCTGTCGTTGGCGACCGGCGTCGTGCCTGTAATTCGAGGCGGTACCGGCGCAAATAATGCGGTTGATGCTCGGACTAATCTTGGCCTTACGATTGGTGCTGACGTAGCGGCAATTAATTCTCCGGCTTTTGCAGGCACGCCAACTGCTCCGACGGCGATTGTCGGTACCAACGACACACAGCTCGCTACCACCGCGTTTGTTAACACCCAAGTTGCAGATTACGCGCCCAGCAAAACCGGAATAGGCGCTAGCGGGACATGGGGGATTAACATCTCTGGGTCAAGCGCGACGGCTGGCACTGCTACTTCTGCCAGTACTGCTACGGCTGCGGATAAGTTCACTACCACCACTGGCACTGCGCCAGCTTACGCTATCAGAGCGTGGGCTAATATTTTTGGTTGGGGGTCGGGGCCATATATTGCTAACTCAGGTAATGTGGCAAGTCTTACTTATAACGGCCCCGGTGACTATACGATTAATTTTATTACCCCGATGCCGAATGTACACTATTCGATAGTTGCTACGGCAAACAACTATAACGACGGCCAAATGTTAAATGTCGGCGTTAAGTACGGAGCTGGTTCCATATTGGGCATTATTTCTCCTACCCTTAAAACTACTAGCGCTGTGCGGATTGTGGTCGGGATCGGAAACAGTACCACTTATCTTGATGCCCCTGAACTCAATGTAATGATCATTTGCTAAGGGACCGCCATGCCTCTTAAAGAGCTTCGGTTTCGCCCCGGCATAAACAGAGAGGGGACTAGTCTCGCTAATGAAGGCGGTTGGTTTGATGGAAACCATATTCGTTTCCGCTCTGGCAATGCTGAAAAGATTGGCGGCTGGACTAAGGATGTAGGCGGGGCGTATCAGAATACTGCCGGTACTATTCTTCAGCCGTCTTACGGCTCTTTCTGGGGGGTGTGCCGGTCTCTGTGGAACTGGGTGACGCTGGCGGGGTATAACCTGCTTGGTGTGGGCACCAACTTAAAGTTCTACATTCAGAACGGTGTTGGCGGCAATTTTTACGACGTAACCCCGCTCCGATACACCACCATCCCCGGCACGGCTACGTTCTCTGCTACTCCCGGCTCGCCTGTTATCACTGTGACGGATACCGCGCATAATGCGCAAGCTGGGGATTTCGTCACGTATAGCGGAGCAGTGTCTTTAGGCGGCAACATCACGGCGGCAGTGCTGAACCGTGAATATCGTGTCGCTACTTATATCGATGCAAACACCTACACTATTGTTGCGACTGTAAGTGCTAATGGCTCTGATATCGGGAACGGTGGTTCGTCTACTGTAGCGGCGTATCAGATCACCACGGGTTCCGATATCTATACTGTCGGCGTTGGCTGGGGCGCAGGTGGTTGGAGTGGTGTTACTACAGGGTATCCGTCTACCGGGTGGGGGGCATCGTCATCTGCGGGTCTTGGGATTGGCATTCAGCTTCGCCTCTGGAGCCAACAGAACTACGGCGAAAATCTGATTATTAACCCGCGAGGCGGCGCTCTGTACTACTGGGTAAACAGTAACACCCCCGGCGTATATAACCGCGCTCAGATTCTTTCATCCACGAACACCAACACGCAGGTTACGACTGGTGGAGGTTCTGCCGCTTGGTGGCAGACCGACGCTACTTGCCCGTCAATCTGTAATTTTGTGCTGGTGTCTGACACATCGCGCTTTGTATTGGCGTTTGGCTGTAACGACCCGACAGGTACCTATGCAACTACTGCGCTCGACCCTATGCAGATTCGTTGGTCGGATCAAGAAAATCTTTTGGTCTGGGCACCCAATCTTGCAACCAATCAAGCCGGAGGCATCCGTCTCAGCCACGGCTCAGAAATCATTACCGCCTTCCAGTCCCGACAAGAAATCTTGGTCTGGACCGACGCCTCTGTCTATTCCTTGCAGTACCTCGGTCCACCGTATATTTGGGGATCTCAACTACTAGCGGACAACATCTCTATCGTTAGCCCGAATGCGGTGGTTTCGGCTAACAACGTCGTCTACTGGATGGGCGTAGACAAGTTCTACACGTACACGGGCCGCGTTGAGACTTTACCTTCAGCGGTTCGGACGTATGTGTTTGAGAACATTAATCTCGCACAGTCGTATCAGTTCTTCGCCGGTACCAACGAAGGCTACTCGGAAGTCTGGTGGTTCTACTGTTCGCGCAATTCAGACGTTATTGACCGATACGTCATTTATAATCACTTGGACCGGGTGTGGTACTACGGCTCAATGCAGCGTACTGCTTGGAACGATAGCCCGTTGCGGGACTTCCCGATGGCTACGACTGGCGGGAACGCTGTGGTTTACCACGAAGACGGTACGGATGACGGCACGACTAACCCCCCATCGCCAATTAGTGCCTACGTTCAGTCTTCGGACTTCGACATCGGCGAAGGGCACAACTTCGGATTTGTATGGCGTCTGATCCCGGATATTACGTTTGATGGTTCGACGGTCAATCAACCGTCTGCGTATATCACCATGCTGCCCCGCGCTAATCCCGGTGCGAACTACACGGCTACTGACACAAACCCTGCGGTTATCAGTACCCAGAACTATGTGAACCAGCCGACGTACACGATCCAGCAGTTCACGCAGATCCTTTATGTTCGTGCTCGTGGCCGACAGTTGGCGCTTAAGGTGTCATCCGACACGCCGGGTACGCAGTGGCAGGTTGGCGTCAATCGTCTTGATGTGCGACCGGATGGGCGTCGATGAGTTCGATCTTTACGAGCTTTACGCTCCAGAATCCTGTAGCGCCGCGCTTACCGGCTGCGCCAGTAGAATATGATCAGCGATATCAAGATCAATTTCTAAACATCCTTCGTCTGTACTTTAATCAGCTAGATAACGTACTGGGGCAGATTTTGGCTACAGATACTCCGATCCCAATTTCAATCGGTGGAACTAACGTAGATGCTTTTGGGCGGTTGCGGGTCAGCAACCCCCTTACGTTGTTTGATTCATCTCACCGCTATGCCGACAACAATCTGTGGGTTAACGGCATCACGGGGACCGCAGCGGCTACGTTTAACGCCAATGAAGGGTTGGTTGACCTGACGGTTGGCTCGGCCAGCGGCGACGAAATCATCCGAGAGACCATCAAAGTCTTTTCTTACCAGCCGGGTAAAAGTTTGCTGGTGATGAATACGTTCGTTTTCGGTCCTGCCAAGGCCAACCTGCGCCAACGTGCGGGTTACTACGGTGCGGCAAACGGGATCTACTTTGAGCGTGAAGGCTCCGTCAACTATATGGTCGAGCGCAGCAGCGTGACAGGCGCTCCAATCAACACCCGTGTTGCGCAGGCAAATTGGAACCA